CCCTTGGTGATCGACGTGAACAAGACCCCGCTGACGGCGCAGGACGGCAAGCCCTACGCTGGCTGCTACGTCAACGCCAGCGTCGAGCTGTGGGTGCAGGACAACAACTACGGCAAGCGCATCAACGCCACGCTGATGGGCGTGCAGTTCGCCAAGGACGGCGAGAGCTTTGCAGGCGGCGGTGTGGCCGACTCCGATGACTTTGACGACTTGAGCGCAGCCGACTTGGTTTGATTTTCGGGGGGAAAGCGGATGCTATGGTTTAAAACAATTGAGTCTTGAACCCATGCGGCCCATAGTGCAGCGAGTACCCCCACCTTACATACACATAGGTGCAGCGATGTCAGAACGAATGCAAAACGCTATGGCCCTTGCAAGCAAGTGTTGGGAGAAAGCATACGGAACCGCGCCAGACTTTGTAGAGGGCTATTTAGCATGCGCTGAACAGTTGCTCATGCAAAAACCCATAGTGCTTGGTGATGAGTTTCGGGAATATTGCACGCAAAAAAAGCTGTATCGCCCAAAAGAATTGCATCCCAATGTATGGGTATCTGGGGTCCGGGCTTTGAAAAGCCTTGGTTGGATTCACCCGCTTGGGAAAGTTGAGCCTACCCAAGCGCACAACCACATGCCTGTTGTCACGCAATGGCGCAGCATGATTTATTTACGTCTTGAAGATTTACTTTAATACACACATACTGGAATTACCATGGGCAGACTTAAAGACAAGATATGGGACGCCGCCGAGGCGATTGACATCGTTTTTGGTGAGGGCTACGCCAAGAAGAACCCCGAGCTGGTGGGCCGCTTGCTCCAGTCAGAGGCACTTACTGAAGGCACGCAAGAGGTCGTAAGCATCCTGCACAAGATCAGCATGCCATCGACACTGAAGACTTCACAGTGAAGACTCTCTATCTGGACTTGGAGACGTACTCCGAGACCCCGATTGCTAACGGCACGCACGCCTACGCGGCGGACGCGGAGATACTGCTGGTGGCGTATGCGTGGGACGATGGGCCCGTGCAGGTAGATGACGTGACAATCGCTGCACCGCGATTGTCCTTGTGCGATGCCATCCTCGACCCCGAGGTCAAGGTGGTGATCCATAACAGCCACTTCGACCGCACGGTGATCCGGCATGCGTGGGGCATAGACATCCCCACGGCGCGCATCCACGACACTATGGTCCAAGCACTGAGCCACGGCTTGCCGGGCTCGCTGGGCATGCTCTGCGAGATACTGGGCCTGCCCACCGACAAGGCCAAGGACAAGGACGGCAAGCGCCTAATCCAGCTCTTTTGCAAGCCGCTGGGCAAGAACCGCATCCTGCGCCGGGCCACCCGCGAGACGCACCCGGTGGAGTGGGAGCGCTTCAAGGCCTACGCGGCCTCGGACATCGAGGCCATGCGCGAAGTGATGCAGCGCATGCCCATGCTTAACATGACCCCAACCGAGACGGCGCTGTGGCAGCTTGACCAGACTATCAACGACCGGGGCGTGGCCATCGACATGGCTCTGGTGGACGCGGCCATCAAGGCCGTGGCCAAAGCGCAGAGCGAACTGTCCGAGCGCTCGGTGGAGCTTACCGACGGCCACGTTACCAATACCACACAGGGTGCAGCGTTGCGCTTGCACATACTTGAGAGTTACGGCATCGACATGCCGGACCTTCAGATGGCCACCGTAGAGAAAACGCTGGCCATGGACGTACCCCCAGCGCTCAAGGAGCTGCTGACAGTGCGTTTACAAGCCAGCTCCACCAGCACGGCCAAGTACAAGGTGCTACGCAAGGGCACCAGCGCGGATGGGCGCCTGCGCGGGCTGTTGCAGTTCAACGGCGCGGCGCGCACTGGGCGCTGGGCTGGGCGGCTGTTCCAGCCCCAGAACCTGCCCCGGCCCACGCTCAAGCAAGACCAGATCGACCTAGGCATCGAGGCGCTCAAGGCCGAGTGCGCGCACCTTATCACCGGCAACACCATGGAGCTGATAAGCTCGTCCATCCGTAGCTGCATCGTGGCGCCCGATAGGCAGAAACTAGTTATTGCCGACTTGGCCAACATTGAGGGCCGGGTGCAGGCGTGGTTGGCCAACGAGGAATGGAAGCTCAAGGCCTTCCGTGACTTTGACGAGGGCACCGGGCCTGACCTGTACAAGATGGCGTACAGCAAGTCCTTTGGTGTGGCTCCTGACAAGGTCAACAAAGACCAGCGGCAGGTGGGCAAGGTCCAAGAGCTTGCGCTGGCCTACGAGGGCGGCGTGGGGGCATTTGCGACCTTTGCCGGAGCCTACAGCATTAACCTTGAAGACCTTGCCATAAAGGTACTGGAGCTGGCCGACGAGGAGCTGGTGGCCAAGGCCGACAAGTTTTTGGAGTGGGCCATCAAGGACAAGCGCCCGCGCTACGGGCTGTCCGATGACGCCTTCGTGGCCTGCGACGTGCTAAAGCGCGCATGGCGCGTCGCCCACCCCAACATCTCAGGCTACTGGGGCAGGCTCAAGAACGCGGTGATACAAGCCTTGTTCACCCGTGGCCAGACCTACACCACGCTGGGCCTGAAGATCAAGGCCGCAAAGAGCTGGCTGCTGATCACGCTGCCCTCGGGCCGCTCGCTGTGCTACCCCAGCCCTAAGATTGTGGAGGACGGCAGCATCACCTACATGGGCGTGGACCAGTTCACGCGCAAGTGGACCCGCATCCACACCCACGGCGGCAAGCTCTTTGAGAACCTGTGCCAAGCCATCGCCCGTGACGTGATGGCCGCGAACATGCCGCTGATCGAGGCTGCGGGCTACCAGATCGTGCTGACGGTGCATGACGAGATCATCGCCGAGGCACCGGACAGCTCCGAGTACAACGTTGACCACATGGCCGCACTGCTGGCCACACCGCCTTCGTGGGCGCAAGACATGCCGCTGGCAGCAGCGGGTTTTGAAACATACCGATACAGGAAAGACTAATGCGCGAATCAGACATCGAGAAATACCTCGTCAAACGGGTAAAAGAGCAGGGCGGCGAAATCCGCAAGGCCAAGTGGATCGGCCACGTCGGCGCACCGGACCGCCGGGTCATGCTGCCGGGACGCCAGCCCATCTGGATTGAGCTCAAGGCGCCCGGCGTCAAGCCCCGCTCCACGCAGATACGCGAGCACAACCGCATGCGCAGGCTGGGCGAGTTTGTTGAGGTGATCGACAGCATGGAGGGCGTGGACGCGCTATTGGCATGACTGCCTACTACAACGAGATAGACCCCTACGCGGCGCAATGGCTGCGCAATTTAATTGAAGCTGGGCATATCGCGCCCGGCATTGTTGATGAACGGAGTATTGAAGATGTCACACCCAACGAACTCAAGCGCTACACCCAGTGCCACTTCTTTGCCGGAATCGGGGTCTGGAGCCTTGCCCTACGCCGAGCAGGTTGGCCAGATGATCGCCCAGTATGGACAGGAAGCTGTCCTTGCCAGCCTTTCAGCTCGGCAGGTAAAGGCGGCGGGTTTGATGATGAGCGGCATCTCTGGCCCGCCTTTCACCACCTCATTGAGCAGTGTCGCCCTGCAACGATTATTGGAGAGCAGGTTGCGAGCAAGGACGCAGAGCCTTGGATCGACCTTGTACAAGCTGACTTGGAAGCCGTGGGCTACGCCTTCGGGGCCGTCCCGTTCCCGTCTGCGGGCGTCGGCGCTCCGCACATCCGAGACCGACTTTACTGGGTGGCCAACACCGAATGCCCGCGATTGGAAGGACGGAGCCGCCCCCAGCGTGGTGAGCAGCGGCAGGACAGACAAACTAGCACATTGTGTTCATCTGGTACTTTTTGGGGAAACGCTCGATGGGTTCAATGCCAAAACAAAAAACGCCGCCCAATTGAACCCAGCACATTCCCGCTGGCTCATGGGGCTGCCTCAAGAGTGGGACGACTGCGCGCCTACGGAAACGCAATCAACGCTGAAGCGGCGCGCGTCTTCATTGAAAGCATGATGTGAGGCAAGTATTCACTCCCCGCCCGTATCAGGGCATGATCATTGAGCACATATTAAACAGCAAGCGCTGCGCGGTGTGGGCCGGTATGGGCACCGGCAAGACCGTGGCCACGCTCACGGCCATTGAGGCGCTCTTGATGGTGGAGGACGACCCGGTGCTGGTCGTGGCGCCCTTGCGCGTGGCCACCGGCACGTGGCCCGACGAGGTGCTCAAGTGGAAGCACTTGTGCGGCATGAACGTCGTGACCATCACGGGCACTGAGAAAGAGCGCATAGAAGCTGTGCGCAGCCCAGCGCAGGTCTACACCACCAACTACGAGCAACTGGTCTGGCTGGTGGCTTACTGGGGCGACAAGTGGCCCTATCGCACCGTGGTGCTGGACGAGTCCACGCGGGTCAAGTCCTTCCGGCTACGCCAAGGCGGCAAGCGGGCGCAGGCGCTGGGCTCTATCGCCCACACCCGCATCAACCGGATCATTGAGCTGACCGGCACACCGGCCAGCAACGGCCTCAAGGACCTGTGGGGACAGGCGTGGTTCCTAGACGCGGGCACGCGCCTTGGGCGTACGTTCACGGCCTTTAGCCAACGCTGGTTCCAGACGGCCCGTGACGGCTTTGGCTTGGAGCCCATGCGCCACGCCCAAAAAGAGATACAAGACAAGCTGCGCGACGTGTGCCTGACCATCGAGGCCAAGGACTGGTTTGACCTGAAGAAACCCATCATCAACGACATCATGGTGACGCTGCCGCCCAAGGCCCGCAAGCACTATAAGGAGATGGAAAAGGAAATGTTCACGTCGCTGGACTCTGGGCACGAGGTTGAAGCGTTCAACGCCGCAGCAAAGACCCAGAAGTGCCTTCAGATCGCCAACGGCGCCATGTACGTGGGCGAGGGTGCCATCGAGTGGCGCGAGCTGCACAAGGCCAAGATAGAGGCCTTAGATTCAATTGTGGAGGAGGCCGCAGGCATGCCGGTGCTGGTGGCCTACAACTTCAGGAGCGACCTTGCAAGGCTGCTCAAGGCCTTCCCACAGGGGCGCCATCTGGACAAGAACCCGCAGACCATACGGGACTGGAACGAAGGCAAAATACCGCTGTTATTCGCCCACCCGGCAAGCGCTGGGCACGGCCTTAACTTGCAGGACGGCGGCAATATACTGGTGTTCTTCGCGGTCAATTGGAACCTTGAAGAGCACCTCCAGATCATTGAGCGGATCGGGCCCACCCGGCAGATGCAGGCTGGCCACAACAGACCGGTGTTCATCCACCGGATACTGGCCAAGGGGACAGTAGACGAGCTGGTGTTAGAGCGTTTGGAGACCAAGCGCGAGGTACAAGATATTTTGATGGACGCCATGAAGCGCCGAAGGAAAACAAATGGCTAATTTCGCCCTGTGGCAAAGAGAGAATTTAGAGAACATCGCCCATGAACTAACGGAAGAAAACCAGCGGCTCAGGGAGGACAACAAAATGCTGCTAAAGCAATGGCGCGAGGCGCTCATAGAAAGATATCAGGACGAAGCTCTTGCCGGGTCACTAGACCCCCAGTGGCCTTCTCAATAGCCAGCGCCAGCACCGGGGATGCCTGCCGCTTGCCCGCAACAAGCAGCGCCATCCACGTGGGCGTGATCTTGAGGTACTCGGCCATCTCGCTCTTGGCACCGCGCACGTCGGTCTTGAAATATTCGGCTAGGGTCATGGCCGCATTATAATCAAACCCGAAGTTACATTAACCGGAGAGCATTATGCTGACTGAACAAGACATCAAAGACATACTGTGGGTTTGCAAGAGCCAAGACCCCAGCCAGCCCGTGGACCCCAAGGGCCTGTACTGCGACAACTTGGACGTGATTGAGTTCGCGGCCAAGATCGAAGAGAAGTTGGCCCTAAAGTACGCCCGCCTTGAGCGCGCCGAGTGCATCAAGTTCGTCAAGTCGCTTAACGTCGAAGTGGCGCGAGCACTGAGCGAGAAGCGCGGGGCTATGTGAAAAGAAGCCCCCAGTTACGGGGGCTAAGGGTCAGAATTGACCTAGGAGACAATCATGCGATATTTTTTGCTAAATATATTTTTAATATTTTTGTTTTATTTGTACATCACGCATTAAGGTTTACTGGCCAAGTCGTAAAGACCCAAGCCTACCGATGGTGTTTGTAGGATGTCGCCAGCGCCCATAAGAGCAGGCACGCCAGTGGCTTGGCCAAGCGCCCCAAGCCCTCCCGCACCGTGTATTGCAGCCCGTATATATTTTTTCTTTTCGTAATCTTTTAATGCCTGTTCAAATTCCAAAGGCGCAAAAGCCGCGCCAGCGCCCGGCACAAAACGTGGGAGTATTTTTCGCCCAACAGTTTCTAATGCGGCATCAAGTTTTGTTGGCATCTTTTCGCGCATTCTTTGCCAATCGCTTATGGTCTCTTGGTGCCTAGTCGTATCGGGCGCAGGTGAAGGCGGGTTTGCTGCGTGTTTAAGTAAACGATCCGTTTCTTGTTTAAGCGCCGCTCGTGCATTTGCTTCAATTTTTTGAGCGTTTTCAAACTTTAATTTTGCAGCCGCTTTTTCTTGTGCTACTTGCTGCGCAATTTGCAAGCGGCGTTGCTCTCGCAATTGTTCTTCTTGAGCTTTTTGTTGTGCCTGTTCCGCTGCTACGTCTTTAGGTATCAACAAACCGCTTTCCGTGCTGGCTAAATCTGGTGCATTTGCCAAAGCTGACGACGGGTTGAGGCCAACAGCACCAAGGGCACTTGATGCCGCGTTTACTCTCGCGGCTTCTTGAGCCGTGCGTGTGTTGTACCCTGTTTGGTTTTGACGCCCAGTATTGCCACCGGGGCCGGTTCCGTCGTTCCCTAGTACCTGCCGCTGCACCCCAGTCAATCGTCTTTCGGCTTCTTCGTTAGGGTTTATGGTGCTGTGCAACAGGTGTTCTTGTTCGGCCTGCCGTAAAGCATTCTCAGCCGCTGCATGGTTTGCTGCTGCGGAATTTACGTTAGCTTTCAAATTTTGGCCAAGAGCGTTATGCTGTGCAGTAGCTTGGCCTACATCAGCTTGGGTTTTGTTTATTGATGCCTCAGCAATTTTTGCGCGGGCTTCTAAATCGGGGGCTTGACTTAAAAAGTCTTGTTTGCGTAGGTACTCTGGTGTTCCGTACACGCTCTCGGGTTCTATACCAGTGGCAAGTGAACGTAAAGCCTTTCCGCCTAAATAACCCCCCGTCATTTCCATGGCGGTTTTGGCGTCATCCCGCAAATCTTCTGGTAATGCAGCCATGCCCTTGTTGTAAACCCCTTGTACACGCGAACCAAAAGTTTCCGAAGGTTTTGCAGCGTTAGTTTGCATACGAGCTAATTCTGCCTGTAACACAGCATCATGCGCGCTTGCACCATCCCCGCCTTCACTAGGCGTCGGAGCATTAGCTTTAGCGCCTTCTTCAGCCATGCGCCGCTGCATTTCCGCTTCATAGTGCTCGGGAGTCATGGTGCTTTACCTTTCTTTTCTGCATCGGCTAAAGTACCTACTTTATTTAAGTAATCAGCCTGTTCGTTGCGTATTTTGCGGTTATATAAATCCGTTTCAAATTTTATACGAGGCGATTGTTTATACACTTCGTAGTGCGGCGCAAGATAGCCTTGTGTTTTTGGCAAACCTTCATCATAGGCATCCAATAAATTCTTTGCGTACATCAAATGGTGTTTGTTTAGTTCCAATTGGTGTGATATTGCCAAGGGTCCTTGATCTATACCAGTCTCTTGCAACAACAATTGCTTAAACTTTTCTGCGCCCACTATCTCAGGGTCTATACCCCGCGCACGCAAACCGTAATACGCTGTTGTCGCCAAATAATTTAGCAAAGTGTCTTGGTATGACCTTTGCGCGGGCGTTAAATTGGCTTTTAAACCGCTTCTAACATCGACGCCAATACTGGCACCGCCCACCGGTGTCCAATTTACATTTAACCCTTTATCAATCATGGCCGCTAAAGGCCCTTCGCGTCGCAATTGATCGGTAACCTCAATCGCTAAATCCGGTTTATTTTTTAACATGTTAGACGCCCCCTCAGTGGCGGCATTTGCAATGTTAAAAATGCGCGGATCGTTTAATTGTTGAAGCGATTGGTATTGCTGCTCGGGCACTTTGTTTGATGCGGCAGCTTGGGCTAAAACCGATGCATTTTTTGCTTTTTCCGGTTCGGTTACCGCTTGGGTATACGGCAAAGTATATGAGGGCTTGTACTTAAAATCATCAGGTACAACGCTTGTTTGCGCTGGCGCAACAGCACTTGTTGTAGTAGGAGTTGAAGTCAAACCGCCTTGCGCGTTTATAGCATCAATAAATTTAACTAGCCCTGCTGGGTTTTCTTTTTGTAACCTAGCAATGTTTCGTTCCCAACCAGCGCGTCCGCTTTCAGTACCCATGATTGGCCGTAAACCTGAAGACGTAAGCATGTCGTTAACCGCAGCATGTTGCGCGGGGGTTAAACTGTCGTAAGACAAACTTTTTGAGTCTAACGGTGTGAATGCTTTTGCAGTAGCAGCGGGGGCAGCAGCAGCAGCAGCAGGCGCCTCAACAACAGGAGCCTTAGAAACAGCAGGGCCGGAATAAGCTGGCGCATTACTGTTTAAAAGCTCGGGTGGTTTTTTATCAATAGCCGTGTCTGTTGGCCCCTTCATGATGCCGCTGGGTAATGCTTCTAACTGCGCGTTTAAAGACGCGACACGAGCATTGTATTGATCCTCGGTTAAAGCCCCCATAGCACGCTGGGCTTTTGCTGTATCTATTCCGGCCTGTACTTGCGCAATGGTGATTTGCGTCTGCTGTTGTTTTAAAGTTTGTGTTGATTTATCGCCCTCATACGCGGCCTTGGCGGCGGCTGCTACTGAAGAGTTAGGCGCAAGACCTACGATCTGGCTGTACGTGGCCTCGTCCATGGGCTTGCCGGTGGCTTTCCATGCCGCAAAAGCCTCAGATGCGCCCTTGTTCTGCCCCATACCGATCTTGGACGCGGCGAGCTGCGCACGCATCTGCGCGATGGGCAACTGCGATTCGCGCTGCTTCTCTACGTTCTCGCCAAGGGCCTGCGCCGCACTGCCCAAGGAGGCTGCAAAACCGCCCAATTGAGGCTTAAAGAAGCCCGCTGCTACGTTGAACCAGTTGGGCTGGGCGTAGCGCTGCTCCAGTGCCCGCACGCTGTCTTCCAACGAGCGCTGGTACTCTTCGACATCCGCTGTTGGTGCGCCATACTGATTGATCTTGGAGGGGTCGGGCAAACCGCCCATTGGTTGTGTCGCCATGATCTATTCCTTGTTAATTTGGAACCCAAACTGGATCATTGTTTTCGTCTTGCTCCCAATGGCCGCCCGTAGTTCCAGCGCCCATGCCGCCACCGCCAGCGCCGCCGCCAGTGCCGGTCGAGGGAGTGCCATTCGCGTTTACAGGCATGTTGGTCCTAGTATCAACGAAGCCGCCTGCGCCATCAGGAGCTATCGTAACTGACCCCATCCCACCGGCGCCTTCTCTAGGTATGGTGATAGTAGGAGGAGCTCCGCGTTTACCCGACTCAATCCAATTAACAAAGCGTTCAGCATAAGAAGGACCGCCGCCAGTAGGCGTTCCAAACGCCGCCGCTCCAAGTGACGCAAGACCCGCGAGCATTGATAGCGTGGAGGTGTTCGCGGTCTGGGTGGTGGTCATAGGCACCTGCGCACCGCTTAGGATGCTTGCCTGCTTGTTCAACACGTCCAACGGAAAGAGCTGCCTGTTTTGCTCTATCTGCTGTTTTTGCGCGCCGTAGGTTGCCAGCGCGTTTGTGTCGGCAAGGCTTTGCGTTTGTTGCTGCTCGGCAGCCTTCATGCGCTGGGCCGCTAGATCACGGTAGGCTTGGGCCTGCTGTGTGGCCATGTTGCCAGCGGTCTGGCCAGCGGTGAGCTGGTTTGCACGCTGGGCCTGCGCGGCCTTGAGCGCGTCAGAGTAGCCCGATTGCAGCGCAGCGGCCTGTTGGCCCAAAGCACCGATGTTGGTGTTAGAGATACCCAGCGCCAGCGCATTTGCGCCGCGCTGTGAACCAAACTGCCCAGAGCCTACTGCACCGGCTGTAATGCCCGGCGACAGGTTCTGCGCGATGTTCTGCTGGTTGGCCATCCTGATCTTGTCCACCACGTTGCTGGTGTACGGGTTCATGTAGCCGCCCACCAGATCGGCAGAGCTTGACGTACCGGCCTGCAAGTATGGATTGGCTGCACCCATGATGTCCACGTTGGCGCCTTGGTTGATCAGGTTGCCCGCCGCGTTCAGGCCCGGCTGGTAATTTCCTACATTGGCCCCAGCAAGGTTCCATGCCTGTTCTTGTTGCGGCTGCGCGCCAACATAGGAAGGCGCGTTTGCTCCACCCACGCCATACTTCGCCGCGTTTGCGGCGAGGTTGTTCATTGTGTTGGTATACCAATCTGGCGCGGTTTGGGTGGTTACCGCCGAAGATTGATTAATATCAGTCATGCTTTTTCCCCTTTGAGGATTTTAGGTATTCTAGTGGAGACTTGGCGTCTGGGGGTAGTTTGTCGGGGGGCGCAGAGCGCGCCCGAGCACGGATAGACCGCACCATCTGGTCCAGTTCTTCAGCCCCGGCTTTGTTGGAGCCATTGCCCAGCGCCGCTACCACATCGGCGGAGAAAACATACTCACCGTTGGCCAGCATCGCGGCGATGTCGTCGCTGGTGCCGTCGCCCTTGCCTTCCACGTACTTGCCGCCTAGGCTTTCAAGGCCACCGGTGCGAAACAATGGCGTGCCATCGTAGTGCGGATGGGTGTGGTCCGGTTGGCCACCTTGAGCCATCCGCATGCCCCGTGCTTGCAATATTTCTGCAAGTTGAGGGATGACCTGCAACTGCCGCAAAGGCTGCCGCTCGGACGTAGCGCCCATACGTTTTATGACCAGCGGTTGAGGGTTAACCGAGGTCAAGCCGGTGTCGATGTTGCTCAGCTTCTTGAGCGCGGTTTGCAGGTCTTCTTGGCTATACGCATTGACCAAAGATGAAACATCGGGTTGGCCACCCCCAGAGAAGAACTGCGGTATCACGTCCTTCTCGGCATCAGGCGCATACATGGACAATAGGCTCAGGGCCTTGTTTATGTCCACGTTGGACAGCGTTTCGTTCTGCATAGCCGCCAAGTCTTTAAGTTCTGGAACACTCAGTTGTTTTAGGTTTTGGTTGTAGCCCATATCTGAAGACCCCATCTTTCCAAGTTTAAGCACGTTTCCGGGTATCAACGAAGCATCGGCGAAGGTCGCTGGGTTGTTTGTTGGTAAAGCGCCCACAGGCGTTGTAGTTAAAGTATTTACAGGACTTGTCACTAGCACCCTAACCGGCACAGTAGTTAAGGTTGTGATGTCCTTGGTGCTAAGCCCCGTAAGGTCTTTCGTAGTTAAGGTTGTGATGTCCTTGGTGCTAAGCCCCGTAAGGTCTTCCGTAGTTAAGACCGTGGGGGCTTTAGTAGTTAAGACCGTGGGGGCTTTAGTAGTTAAGACCGTGATGTCCTTGGTGCTAAGCCCCGTAAGGTCTTCCGTAGTTAAGACCGTGGGGGCTTTAGTAGTTAAGACCGTGGGGGCTTTAGTAGTTAAGACCGTGATGTCCTTGGTGCTAAGCCTCGTAAGGTCTTCCGTAGTTAAGGCTTTTATGTCCTTGGTGCTAAGCCCAGAAACAACTTCAGTACCAAGCCCCGATAAGTTTTCAGTACCAAGCCCAACTATATTTTGAGTGCTAAGCCCAGAAACAACTTCAGTACCAAGTCCGGATACACCACGAGTACCAAGCCCCGATAAGTTTTCAGTACCAAGCCCAACTATATTTTGAGTGCTAAGCCCAGATAGATTTTGAGTGCTAAGCCCAGATAGATTTTGAGTGCTAAGCCCAGATAGATTTTGAGTGCTAAGCCCAGCTATATCTTGGGTAGTAAGCGCGCCGATCATTTGGCTAGACAAAGCAGAACCCGTGGTGTTCAGCGCATCAATCGGGCTGCTTGTTAAAGCCGCTATGTCTTGAGTAGTAAGCGCGCCAATCGGGCTGCTTGCTAAAGCCTTGGTCTCTTGCGTGTTCAGCACATCAATTGGGCTGCTTGCTAGAGCTTTAGTCTCTTGCGTGTTCAGCACATCAATTGGGCTGCTTGCTAGAGCTTTAGTCTCTTGCGTGTTTAATACGTCAATAGGGCTGCTTGTTAAAGCTGCTATGTCTTGAGTAGTAAGCACGTCAATTGGGCTACTTGTTATAGCCTCAGCAGCTTGCGTGTTTAATACATCAATTGGGCTGCTTGTTAAAGCTGCTATGTCTTGAGTAGTAAGCACGTCAATTGGGCTACTTGTTATAGCCTCAACGTCTTGCGTATTCAATACGTCAATTGGGCTACTTGTTATAGCCTCAACGTCTTGCGTATTCAATACGTCAATTGGGCTACTTGTTATAGCCTCAACGTCTTGCGTATTTAATACGTCAATTGGGCTACTTGTTATAGCCTCAACGTCTTGCGTATTCAATACGTCAATTGGGCTACTTGTTATAGCCTCAACGTCTTGCGTACCCGCACTTCCTAACCCGCTAGTGGTATCGCCCGGTTTGGCAGTAAAAGACCCGGTATTAACATCATACGTAGGCGGTTTTTGAGAAACAACAGTGACCGGATTACCGTTATCTGTGTAATGGCTTTCGTAAAATGTTTTTTCAGTAACAGGATCATATTTAACACGATAGCCAGTTATCGTGCCATCCGCATTTGTTATTGAAACATCTGTATACCAAGTAAACGCAATACCCCCCGGTGCTTCTGGATCATTTTCAGTAGCAAGGTACACAGGGGTTATATCAGCCCCAGAAGGAACGCCATCACGTCCTATTGCAGCGCTTAATGCGTCAGATGCTGTAATCGCAAGCGGGTTATCTGCATCTACGTTTTGAACAGGCACGTACCTAGTCGCCGGGTTTATATTGCCTCGGCCACCGCCTACGCTATCCAAAGCGCTAATTTGTGAAGTGGCAAGCGCAGCTACATCACCGCCTAGCCCACCCCCACCAGTGTCTTCAGCAGCTACGTCACCACCACCGCCTGTTTTTGTTTTTGCTGCTTTTTGAGCGTCTTGTATGAATTGTTCGCCAAGCGTAGTTACCGCTGATGTTAATGCGCCTTTAGGGCCATCATTTATAGCACCGCTAGTAGCTGCACCAATAACTTGGGCTGTCCTTGGGTTAAGGTCAGGCATCGCGGTATTAAAAGCATTGGTAACCAAGTTGGTAGTAGCGGTACTTACAAGGCTACCAACAAATGCATTTTTAATTGCATCTGCATTTCCTCCGGCAACAATGGTTTGCGCTGCCGACCCTCCAGCCTTCACAATTGCAGACGCTATCTCTGGATGGCCCATAACCTCTGTCAACGCTTTTGTAGCGGCGGGGCTGTATATACCTATTGTTGCACCGGCCACGCCACTAAGCACGGCTTCACCAACGGGCTTGCCTAGAGCTACTTGAAGAGTGGTATTTGCTATAGCAGTACCAACAATATTGGCAGTTGCTGTGGCAGCAGTACCTGCGGCAGCAATAGATGCTTGAGTTGCGCCTTCAACTGCCGCAGCCGCAAAAGCAGCATCTGCGGCACTCGTTAAAACGCCTGCACTCACCAGCGATTCGCCGATATAAGCCCCAGCCATTGGCATAAGAGGCATCGCAAAAAGAGAAATGAGAGGAACTAAATCTTGAGCTACGGTACGTTGGTTTTGCGTTGTTTGATAGTTCCCACTTGTGTCAAACAAAACATTTTGATTTTTCCCATTGTCATAAGCGTAGCCTATAGGGGGGCCGTAATCGTACCCTTGTCCCTCATGAGGCGTAGCTTGGTGGGCATAATATGGATTTAATGTTTTACCAAGACTTGCTTCAAGCGCAAGAACGCTGGCGGGTTTAGGTACATCAATTGTCCCTTCTTCCGCTGAGTATAACGGGGCTAATGATGATGATTTTCCTTCACCATCATCTTCATTTCCTTTACGTTCTGGCATGATTACTCCTAATTATTTTCGTAATGCGTTATTAAGAGCCATAGCCCAGTCTTGCCAAGTATCAAAGCCGTTGCTGCCCGGAACGCCAACAAAACGTCCGATGCCTGATAACGCGTTAGCCCATTCTTTCCACTGCGCTTCAGGAGAAACGCCCAATTGATTGGCCGCAAATAGCTCGGACATGAGCGCACACCAAGTGTCCCATGTCAGATTGCGGGGGTCGTAGACCTGTGCGGCACTCATGGGTTGCCCGTTCCGCGAACATCGCCAGTGGTTATAGACAACAGCACGCGGCCAGTCTGGTACGTCCCGCCTGCGGTGTTTGATTCAAAGCGCAGCCGCATTTCGCGGCGCTGCTCGCGCATGTCAATCTTGAGCGTATTCGGTGAGAACGTGTAAGGCGCAGAATCCACCACGGTGTCTTCAGCGTAGCCTTGCCCCGTAACCACCACAGTCATGTCGCCCTCTTGTACAAAGTCAGGTTCGATACGCTCCAAGCGCGTCCACAGGTTGTCGCCCGGCTGCTGGACCGAGCCCACCAGCCCACCCAACGTGCCTATGCTATAAGTCTCAAAGTAGCTCTGGATGGCGTTAACGTTGGTCAAGTAGATGCTGTCCACGCCGGTTTCGTGTTGCCATAGGGTGTAGTCTCCCTCAGAATTGGCCTCGTTGCCCGCCCAGATAGGCTTGGGGAATACCTCCGAGAAAACACCCGCAGAGCGGCGTGCGCCCGCAGCCTGTCCAGCGTCGTACCACGTCTTATCGCGCACGTTGTAGATAACGGCATCGGTGCATTCGGTGGCATCGCCCTTGGGATAGAACCACCAGATTTCACCATAGCGCGGAATCTTGGTTGCCCAGACTTTTTGGCGCTGGTTTAAATTTATGTTGTCAAAAAAGTAGTTCTGGTTGTTGCCGTTAGGTATCTCTTGCACCTGACCGCCGTACATCAAGAACCGGTCCACGCCAGCCCAGTAGTAAATGCCGTCGTACTCAATGACCGAGCTAGACGACATGATCGAGGTCTGGCTGCTTATTAGGTCGTAGGACCAGAAGTAGTTCGTGCCGCCCGAAGACGATGGCTGGAAGCTCACGCGGATGAGCGCGTCAGCAGCCCAAAACAGCCCAGATGGCGACGTAGAGCCGCCACGGATAGGTAGCCCTTTGACGATCTTGCCGGTGGCCACGTTGGTCGCGTTGGCGTCCGGGCTGACCCAGTTGGCAAAGTCCCCTGCGCTGGAGTTCTGTATCAGGCCGTTATTGCCATACACGAACAAGTACGGGTGGATCACCACGCAGCCGCCAGACACCGCGATGTTGTTGTCAAAGGTGACCGTGACAGGGTTAGACACCGTGAACGTCAAGTTGGTCGTTGTGCCCACCACGGTCGTCAACGCGGCGCCGCCAGCAGTATCGGACAACTGGAACGTGGAAGTCCCGTTGGTTGCGATGATGTAGTAGCTCGTCGGGTTGCTATAGCCGGGTATCGAAGCTGGAAGCAAAGCATACGTCAGGCCAGTAGGTGTGCCAGCAGTGGTGGTGATGGCCGACCCGCCCAAAGACGCGGACAAGGTAAACGTCGTTGAGCCGTTGGTGGCGATGATGTAGTACGTGGTTGGGTTCACGTAACCCGTAATAGACCCCGTACCGCCAAATGTGCCGCTGATCTGGACAGGCTGGCCAACGACCAGCGTAACCGCCGCTGCGGTGCAGGAGAACTGCCCCGCAATGCCCGCGATGGCGACACCAGAGAGCAGAGTTGGAGCGTTCAAGGTAAACAGCAGCCCTGTCGCGGGGCCGATGGTCGTCGTTATGGCCGCGCCACCAGAGGAGGCGGAAAGCTGCACGTTAGACGTGCCATTGGTCGATATGACGTAGTAAACCTTGGGGCTTGTGTACCCGGTGATGGACGTGGCCAACGAGGTCACCGTCAAGCCGATAGAGGGGCCTACCGTTGTCGTCACAGCGCTCCCGTTGGCGGTCGTAGATAGCGTGAACGTCGTTGAGCCGTTGGTGGCGATGACGAAGTAGGTAGTCGGCGTGGAGTACCCAGTGATGGTCAAGGCCTTGGCGGTGGGCGTATAGCCCGTGCTCGGCCCAATTGTAGTCGTAACCGCAGAGCCGCCAGAGGTGGCCGACAACTGAAAAGTCGTGGAGCCGTTGGTGGCGATGATGTAGTAGTTGGTGGGCGTAGAGTAGCCGGTTATGCTCGCCACGTTAGCGGCAAACCCCAATCCGGTGGTAGCGCCCACTGTTGTGACGACCGCAGCGCCGCCCGAAGTTGCCGACAACGTGAAAGAAGTCAGCCCGTCCGTAGCGATGATGTAATAGGTATTGGGCGTGGTGTAGCCGGTGATGGTGGCAGCGCTCAGCGTGTAGGTCACGCCGGTTGGGGTGCCCGCCACCGTGGTCACCGCTGAGCCGCCCAGAGTTGCCGAGAGCGTGAACGTGGTGGACCCGTTTGTTGCGATGACGTAGTAGGTCGTTGGGTTGGAGTAGCCACTAATGCTTCCAGTCCCACCAAACGTGCCGCTGATGACGACCGGTTGCCCCACGTACAAGGTCACGGGCGATGCGGCGCAAGTGAACGTGCCTGCCGTACCGGAGATGACCACCGAAGACAGCGCCGTAGTGCTCGTGGCTCCGCTGACAGTTACTGGCTGGCCAACTTGCAAGACAGTACCAGCGGTGCTACAAACAAAGGTTCCCGCAGCGCCGGTCGCATAGACGTTACTGAGCGCAGTATTTGTGCCGGTCCCGCTAAGAGCGATGACTTGCCCAACAGCCAAGTTAGCTGCTGGCGCATTGCAGATGAAATTACCCGTAGTGGTAGTTGCGTACAAGCCGGTTAGTGTGGTATCTGTTGCCGTGCCACTGAATGTTATTCGCTGGCCAACGCTAATTGTTGTACCGGCGCTGGCACATGAAAAAGCGCCCGCTGTACCAGTCGCGTACACATTGGCCAACGTAGTATCGGTCGTAGAGCCAGTCACAGTTACGGTTTGGCCTACCGTCAACGGTGCGCTGCTTGTATAGCTAAACAACCCAGATGTGCTTGTGGCGTACAAAGAGCCAAGCGTTGTGCTTGCTGTAGACCCGCTGATGTTGACGAGCTGCCCAGTAGCCAGCCCAGAGGTGGCGGTACACGCAAAACTGCTTGAGGTATTGGTCAAATAGACGCCCGACAGACCACTTGTCGTGGAAGCCGTTGCGTTGTTGGACATAACGATGGTGGTGCCCGTAATTGAAGATACCGTTGTGCTGGCAGGTATACCTGTGCCTGAAATACTTTGCCCCGCGCCAACCCTGATGTTATTGGCCAAGAGCGTTACCGTGGAGCTTCCGTTTGTGGTGTTCGCAAGAGCCGTAAACGCGCCTACTTTAGACAGCGACAGCGCGGTGTAGTCGCCCGGAAACGTGCCATACAACACCGGTGTATTCACCGTGGAGGTTAGGTACGACAAATTCTGCCCCGGATGCGCTACTAAATTGTTGGTGTTGTTGCCGGTGGAGTCGTATGCAATGTCAAACTGCCACAGGTTGTTGTCGCTGGCCGTGAAGTTGTTTAGCGTGTAGTTGTAAGGTCCAGACCCCACGCCACCACTGGGACCGGTTATCCACTGCTGCAAACCATTGTTGTAGCCCGATACGACGTAGTTAAAACCGTTAACCGCCGTCATGGCCATGCCGCGAGAAATGCCCGATGTGTTCAAAAACACGGCGTCATAACCGCCGATTTTGCGAGGCCTGCCGCGTTGAAAACGAACCCACTTACCATCCGTGTAACAAGGCGCATCAAAGACCGTACCATCACGCTGTATCCCCGGAGGGACTTCCATTGAGATGACTTTTTTGGTCATTAGAAAACACCCCCCGCAATACCGCCTAGCGCCGTAAAGCCGGTTGAACTAAAGTAGCCAACTAATGTATTACCCACCACAAAACCTAATTGCCCTGATGCGGGCAAATAAACCCCGGTGTTCAGGTCACCCGAGAAGTTAAGCGACGGAACCGCCGTGGAGCCGTTACCCAGCGTGATAGCCGCAAAGGTAGTAGACCCGCTTCCGGCGCTTAGACCAGCGGCGTAAACATTGGTTCCATCACACACCAGCGTGACCGTGGCTCCACGAGGAATAGCAACAGTGGCGCCGCCACCAACGGCTGTCTTTACCGTGAAGGAAAAAGACCCCGTGGTGTTGTTGGTGACAACATATAGCTGGACCGTGGACGGCACCACAATAATTTGATTGCTTGTGAGCACACCAGAGTAATACTGGATAGTGTTGGCCGCTTGCGTTGACGTAAGCGTGGTGGTCCCACCAGTAACTGAAAGTGCTAGCTGCGTGTAGGCAAAGCTGTTAGAGCGCCCGTAACCAAAGGTGTTCCAGTTTGTGCCGTCCGACACCAGCACCAGCGACTCGGTGAGCTGGAGTTGTTGGCTTGCGTTGCCGTCGATGGTGTCTGTGCCGCTGGGGGTCAGTGTCAAGATACCCGTACCGCTGTTGCGGATCATACAAAACCAGTTGGCGCCTACCGAGGCCGCAGACGGCAAATAGAACGTCCCTACACCGCTTTCCCAAAGCACCAATTGCGCGCGTACCGTAGAGGGAAGCGTTGTGGTGCTGAAGTACGCAGCCGTGGTGTACGCCTGATTGAGGGTAAGGCCAATCGGAGTTAGACCGTAACCCGCAAGCGCGGCGGCGTTGGCTGACGACGTGCCTGCCCCGAGCACTACTGAAGACCAAACGCCGTTGACGGTGCCGTTATTGGTCAAGAAGATGAACTGAGCCACGCCCGAGGACACTTGCACGATGGTGTTGCCCGAGTAGTCCGCGACTGTGAAGGTGTTAACCAAAAGACCAATATTGCGCACAATGATGGTTTGACCAGTGGATACTTGCGTAGCAGGCGGCAACTTCAGCAAGTAACCCGGCGCGGTGGCCGTTACGTCGATGATGCTGCTGGCCGGGGTGTCAAGGTTGCCATTAATTGGCCACTCAAGCGTCGTGTTGCCCGATAGCGTCAAGGACTCGTAGCTGACCGACGAGGGGCTGATGGTCTGGCCAGTGAACGGGTTGGTGTAGGTGGTCATGATTAAGAGTCCTGAGCAATTGCTTGGCGGTCACCGATGCGGAGCTGGTCCTCAGTCTTGAGCGCGGCCATGGCGCTGTCAAATAGCCCCGACCAGACCGCCAAGCGGGGGTCATCCTTGACAAAGGGCGCGGTCTGCTTGAGCGTGCCGTAGAGCATCGCGTTGGGCGCGTTTTGGGTAAGCCAGTTGGTCTGATTGGAAGAGGACAGCGGTTCCAAGCGGGTATAACACAGCGCCTCAAACGAGAACGCAGCGCTGGGCGTGGGTGCGATGAACCAGTGGTCGTAGTCGTAATCGGAGTAAAACAGCGGTGTATCGGTTGCCGTAACATCAGGCCAGTAGCTTGACAGGTACTCCAGCTTGCGCAGGTACATGGGCGTCTTGGCCCCGGTGGCGTCCACCATGGTCATGGACACCGTCTTGCGCCAGCGCGCAGGCTTGGCGATCACCGGGTTGCCGATGTTCATGGTGGCGTCCACCACCGCCATCTGGCCCAGTGTCTTGATATCTTGGGCGATCTCAAACTCGGCCAACGTGATGGCCACTGGGATAAATTCGACGACGGCGGGGTCGCTACGCTCAAGGTACTGAAGCACCGTGCTCGTGAGGCTATCGTAGGTCAGGACGTAGGACGGTGTGGTCATCAGTTATCCTATGAGAGGAATAAGGCGCGCTCGTCAATACGGCGATTTTGCAGCCCTTTGAGGATTTTACCCCCACCCATGCAATACTTCAAGAACTCGTCCGCAGCGCCTTCTTTATCCCCACGAAGCAGCTTTTGGCGAAGCGTACTACGCTGGAGTGTCCCAAGGCCGCAGTTAAACGCAAAGCTAGTAAGGCCATCAAACATACCCTGTGTAAGAGGGACAGGGCAGAACTTCTCCACTCCGAGTTCAAAGCGTCTAAGGTCTGCTGCAAGAATTCCATTGACTTCCTCCATGCTGAACTGGCGGTCATCTTCCGATCGCAGGGGAAACCCGTCCCGCTCTTCCAGCTTTAAACGTCCCTGCTCAGGGTAAAGGACATGGCCCACGCCGATTGTCCAAAGTCGTGCTGGGCAACGGTATGGGCGCTGGCGCACACCTTCATGGTGGCGGATGATCCCAAGGGCTTTGTCGGAAACTTTCATTTCTTCCCCATGCTCTGTACACAACCTACCTTGTACCCCAAGTCGCGCCACTCTTTTGCTGCTCGTTGGCAGGCGGTTTCACTCTCAAAGTAGCCGACAACAAGGATACTATTCATATTAATACCTGTGACCAACACGAGTGTCCAGATCATTTTCCAAAGGCTCGGCCCCCGAAGTGGAATGCAATGATGCTGGCAAACAGCGCTTGGGTGTTGCTGTTCCACAGCTTTTCAGCCAGATCAGGGAACGCAACTCCATGGTTGTACCCGTAGATAAACAGGCCCACGTCCACGAACACCAGTAGGAAGAAAAAGCCCATCGTGATAAAGCTACGCACACCTGCACGCAAGTCTTTCATCCATTGGCTGGTGCCGTCTCCAAGGCTTTCATCATGCTTGTAGATGGCGCTCATCTCAGCCACTTGGGCGTTGACTAGGTTCTCTGTAGCCTTGGCGGTGGTTTCCATTTCAAGCTGGGCGCTGTGTATCTGCTCCACCCGCTCCTGCGCTTCAAAGCCAGCTTTGCGCAGTTCCAGTTCCCGCTCAATCTGCATGGCGGCAAGGGCCAGTTCGTGTTTCTTGTCGTTGCGGTCTTGGAAGAAGTCCAGCAGCTTGGGCAAACCGCCCATGAGGAAAGAGATCAGGGTTGATAGGATGGTAAGCATGGTTTAGTCCTTTCCGGTTACAGTTTTAAGTGATTTGCTCACTGGAACTTTTTCTTCAAGGATTGCAATGTGCATCCTGTTCTCGGCAATCTGGTCACGGTTGCGCTGAATTTCTTTTTCCAAGTCCTGACGTAGCTTTTCTCTTGCAAGCTCTGCCCCGGTGTTACTTGCCTGCTTGTTATCGCTGGTAACAACCAAACTAATCTTACTGTTTAGGATGGTGACTTCATGGGCCAAATTTGACAAGGCCGACATCAAGTAAACCACGCAGGAGAATAGCAGCGGTAATAAAGCAAACGTGATCTTCTCAATTAGTTGTCCTTTGGCTTCCATAGTCTGAATTTTTTCTTCACTCATTTATTTCCCCATCAAAAGTGTTAGCCACCAAAAACATAAGCCTAGCAGCAGGATTATTAAAGCACCTGCTATCAGCCAAGTTAGGAAATCTTCCCACTCCTCTTGATTGGCCTTGGCGTTCTTTTCGTCCAGTATCTCCTGCGCCTTGCGGTTTTGGATAATCCTGTTGCGCTCAATCAGCAATTGCTGCCAGAGGTCGGCGTTTCCCGACATGACAAAGTAGTTGTTCAATTCCCTCTCAGCATCTGCAAGCTGCTTGGCCTGCATCACTACCTCAAACGCTGCTGCCGTGTCCGACTTGGCAAAACTGCTCTTGGGTTTGGCCGCAGCTTTCTGTACTACGTCCTTAGCCTCAAAGAACTTCATCAAATCGCCAGAGACGGCCTGTATGTCCTTGCCCAGTGCAATGGCGGCTTTTACCCCCTTGATCGCCGCTTGGGCCGTAGCAAAAGCGGTGATCGGGTCGATCATGGTTACCCGAACATAAAAAAGAAGTTGCCAGTAGATGTGGCTGCAAAAGTCCAACCAGTATTGTTGCCAGCATTTACGTTTGTTGCAGCAGTTGCAATCCATGTTGCTCCACCAGTTGCTGCGCTGTCTTGTACGGAAAGATAAGTGGCTGTGTTCGTGCCGCTTGCATCCGATAAAGTTGCCTGTGTTCCAGAAGTTGTACTTTGTAGGTACTTAAGCGTTGTGCCTGATGTAACAAAAGAACCGACAGTGCTGGTGGCTCCTGCTTTTAGCTGTATTGTGCCAAGGCTAAAAGTCAGCGCACGGGTTGCCCCAAGTGTTAATGCATCCGCACAAGTTACCGTGCTACCACCACTAACAGTGATGGGAAAGTCCATCGTCTTAGTATTGTTGGTAATGGTTTGCGTACCGCTAGTAGCACCAAACGTCATCGCGCTGGCGCTTGTAGTAAGCGTCATTCCTGTGGATAATGTCAAATCACCATAAATAGTGCCAGTGGAGGTTGCACCCCATGTACCCGCATAGCCCGTAAAATTTACGCTTTTTGCTGTATAACTCGCCGTTCCAAGAAAGGTTAGCGCATAACTTCCTGCTTTGAAGTTAAAACTTATGGAGTTTGCTTCTGATAATGCGCCAGATAAAACACTAATTGCAAGACTACTGGTGTAAGTAACATTAACGACCGGAGTTCCTGTTACTGTTAATCCTGTTACGGTTGCAGTAGTCCAAACAGTGCCTGTACCAGAACAAGCAATATTACCTATACCAAATGCAAGTGTGCGCGTGACGGCTCCTGACCCTGCAAACAACCCTGTAGTTAATGTTTTACCATTAAGGTCAAGCGTCCCAGAAGTAAGGGTAAACGTACTAGCAGTAGCGACAGTAACAGCGTCTTGTAATTGAACTGTTCCCGTTAGGTTATCGACTGTAATTGGTTGTGTAAATGATTTACCATTTCCAGTAATTTGCTGGGTTACTCTACCATTAAAACTAATAATTCCAGTACCACTGAGTGTAGTTCCTGTTCCATTCTTCCAAGAGCCATAGATACTGGGCGTGAGAGTGCTAGTTGCTAATGTCATTGCAGTTGTTCGCGCAGACATATCTATAGTTCCGAAGTTCCAAGCAAGGTCAAAACTAATTATCCCAGTGACACTACCAGTGTTATCAAACGTAGCACTATCTTGTGCTAATGGAAAATTGTTTATTGCTGGCGCTCCTCCGCTTGTTGCTGCCCAGCCAGTAGCGCTCCAGTTTTGAGCGCCAGCAAGATTCCAATACACAGTTTTAGCAGCGGGAAACGTAATTCCTGAATTACCTCCACAATTTCCAGCTCTTGTTGGGGATGAACCTGACGCTACTCCTGCAATCGTAATATCACGAAAATCACCGTCAGTAGCAGATAATGCAGCAGCCGTTAAAGTACGGGAAGTACCAAACGTATTAGAGCGTATAAAAACGCGCTGCACTGCTGTAGCTCCAGCAACAGTAAGGGTTCCGTTTATAGTCTGATTAGCAGCAAAGGTGCATTGCATCAGACCCGTAGCAGCAGGGGCTGTAACGGTAAAGTTATTAAATATATTTGCGCCAGTGACAACATGAGTAACGGCTGTTGTTCCTGTAAATGCTACGTTGTAATATGTTAATCCATTTCCCGCAAAGGTTGTTGCGGAAGCAGATGACATATTTATTTGTGATGTACCAGCATTAAATGTTAAATTTGTAGATGTTGCGAAACCAACTGGTGATGTTGAAGTTAGAGTTACTGTGCTACTGCCTAAATTAATAGTACGAACATTGGCGTTACTAGATGATATAGCACTAGCCGTGACAGAAAAATTGCTGGTAGTAAAAGTTCCTTGGGTTAAAGTGATTGCCACAGAAGCAGTAAAGGCATCTGCCAAAGTAACGGTAACGCCTGAACCATTTATTGTTATAGAGTTAATAGTCCGACCATTACTGGTTATTGTTCCAGACGCAATAAATGTTGGGACAAGAGAAGTGTATATGCCGCTAGCGTTGCTGCTTAATGTTAAATTTCCGCAAGCGTTGTAAGACCCACTTGCAGAACTAAAAGCTGCGCTATCAAAAATAACATTTTTAAAATAACTTCCAGTTGTTATTGATGTACCAACACCAGAAGTACTAGCAGATAAATTAGGAGCATTAGAGGCTGTTCCTCCAGTAGTTCCAAATTCAACTGAAGCGCCGCCAGAAGTAATATTAAAACCGCCTGTCCCAGTGCAAGTAAACCCAGTGGCAGTTGCCATTTGCAAAGCTGCTGTACTTGAAGACATAGAAATATTACCAGTGCCAAATGCAATAGCACGGGTATTAGAATAATTAGATTGAAATTGAAATACAGACCAAGTAAAGTTATTTAATGTAATTGTTCCTTGTATAAAGTCTAATCCACTTGCAGAACCTGCACTTGTATTACCAGAGAGTGATAGATTAATATCAGATTTATTTATAGAAATGGAATTAGTAGCAGCAGTTGTTGTTACAACAATTGTTGCAGCAGTACCTGAATTAGCATCAAAAAGTACATCATCAGTGCTTGTGGGAACTCCAGCGCCTCCAGCCCCACCAGATGAGGCTGCCCAATTAATGGTTGTTATGCTGTTCCAAGTACCAGAACCGCCAACCCAATAATATACTGCCATGCTTTACTCCGTAGAAGGCGCAGTGATAACAGCAATCCAGTTATCCAAACGCTGCTGCTTCATTGCCTCCAACTCAGCATCATTCAAGCCATGGTCATCAGGAAGCACCAAGGCGTCACGGAAAGTGCCGTACTGCGTGTCAAATTCAAAAACAATGCTTACCATGTTATGCTCCTTATGCTTGAGTTGCTACAGCAACCACATCCCACCGAGTGCTATTCGCGTTATAGATGCAGCCAACGTAAGTTGTTTTGCCCGCAGTAGTGGTTGTTGGCAAAGTTGCGCCTACCGCGGTAAACGTGGCGTTCCAAGTTAGTGTGCGCGCGGTGCCGTTGTCCAAAATACGGAAAAGCAACTTATCACCATCCACCGGGGTTCCTGTGGGCGCGTTGATCGTCAGCGTAGCAGCTTGCGCGGTCCATGCGTACTCGTCATAAGAGCTGATGTCTGGGGTGACGGCGGTGGCCGACGATGCGGTCACCAGTACGCGAGTGGTAATGCGTTTGTTGGTCAGCGTCGCCGTGCCGTTGATCGTGGTAAAACCACCAGTCGCGTTGGCGGCACTGCCAAGCGCCGTCACCACGCCTGCACCGGTGGTTGTGGTGCTTGGTGCAGCGCCAGCGCCGCCGCCGATGACCAAAGCGCTCGCGGCTAGTACCGCGCTGCTTGTGATGGCCGAAGAGCTTGAGTAATACGGGATGCCGCCAGAGGTGCCAGAAGTAAGCCCAGTGCCCCCCGCGCTAACTGGGGTCGTCTTCCAGCCGATTACCTGAATGACATTGCTGCTGTCTTTGTAGAACAACTTGCCATCAGTGGTATTGATCGCAAGTTCGCCCGCAACAAGATTACCTGTCGTTGGCGCGTTGGTTGTTGTTGCACTGTAGTACAACCGGAGGGGGGTGAAGCCTGCTTGTGCCATTTAAAAGTTCCTCTGGAAATTACACCAGTAATAGCTCGGCAAAAGCATTGTATGCCAGAAAGTTGCCGCAAATTTGATCATAAAGTACCTCTACGCTGAGGCCACGCAGCGCCACTTGCTGGTTGCCACGTTCCAAACAAAGCCCACATCCAAACGAGCCGTGGTGACCGTGGTTGTCGGCAATGACACTGTAGATGCTTCAAACGATGCGCCCCACGTAATGGCAATAGCGCCTGTCCCGGTGATTGCAATCCACAGCTTTTGCCCGTTGGTAGGCGTTCCAGTCAGGTTGGTAGTAAACGATGTAATGGCTACGGTCTGACCCGTAATTACCACAATGTCATAGTTGTTGGTGTTAATCGTAGGCGTTGCACTGTTGGCGGTGCTTGCCAATACCCGTGGCACTACCGCACCGGTGGTGCTGGTATTTTCTGCAAAGAACGATAGATTGCGTGGGATGCTCATGGCTGTCCTTACTGATTAGGGAACGCTTGCTGCGGGGCTGTAAAGTTTGCCGTATACCTAGCGACGCCTTTAGTAATCCGCAAGTCATCAATGTTCCCGTTTAGAAAGTTTACTATTGACGCACCGCCGCCATAGGAAGCACCAATCAAGGCATTTGAAGCAAGGTATGTAGTAGCGTCTGTGTACGTAGAACCTGATTGTGTTCCGTTAATAAACAGTCTTGTTGAGCCACTGCTGCGGCAAACTGCAATATGATACCAAGTGCTAATCACTATGGCAGTGCTCGTTATCCTGTCGGCAGAACTAACAAACAAACGGATAGTGCCATCGCTATTTAAGTAGAGTAACATATAAGCGCCGTTTGTTGACGCTGGTCTTGTATCAAGAAGTTGCGCTGATCCAGCCGGAAGCACATTTACAATCACCCAGAACTCAACTGTAAAGTCGTTAGCACCAAAAGCAGCAGTTGCGGTGTTGTTGCTGTTTAGATAGCCGGTTGTTCCATTAAAGTATATGGAGCCTGTGCCGTATTTATAGTTTCCAGAAACTTGAGCGCTACCTGCTGTTAACAAATTGTTCTGCATTGCGTTATCAATAACACCTGCATTGGTGGTGCTGAGTAATAGTGACGTACCAGATATAGCCGTTAACGGGGCCGTGGGCGGTGTAAACGCAGAGGTATAGACCGCTGTACCTTTAACAATGCGAACGTTTGATACTTGCCCGTTGTAATAATACGCCGTTCCCGCTGTTTGTCTTCCGATAGACCCGTTACCAGTTGAGCCTAAGTTTTGAGTAACCGCACCGGCACTTGATGCAACTAATGCTCCGTTGACAAACAGCTTTAAATTTCCTGTACCAGAGCCAGACCTAACAACAGCAATGTGGCTCCATGCATTTAACGTTACGGCTGCTGTAGATGTTATGCTTAAACTTGTGGTACTAGTATTACAGTAAAAGAATTGAACCAATCCTGCGGACGTTATAAATATTTGGCATTGACCAACAATATAACTACCAGAAGGCTGGCTAAAAAAGTCAAAGAAAACTGACCCCGAAGCACCATAAGCTAAAGGATAAATCCAGCATTCCCACGTAAAGTCACCAGTGGTATAACTAAACGCAGCATTGGCTGGAATAGTTAGATAGTCCGTAGTGCCGTTAAAGTATGCGGAGCCGCCACCAACTGTTGTTGTGTATGGCGCAACTGAACCAAATGGGTTTATCGACCCTTGTGTAGTTGAGCCATTTCTTGTTATTGAAAAGGCATTGCTGCTGCTATCAATAAACGTGTTGTTCTGCGCGCCTCCGGTACCATCCCCGTGAATCAGCATGGCGACGCTAGACCAGCTTGGATCATTAACAGGCCACGCAGAATTAATGAGTTGCGCTACGTCAGATTGTTTCCAAAGCCCATACGCCGCTGTGCTAGACGACGCAGCCGCAGTAGAGGATAGGATTGAACCTTTGTAACGGGTAGACATTAGCTGATCGCCTCATACGAGGTTGTGAAAGTAATGGCGCTCGCAGTGCCGGACGTAATGGATATTGATGTACCTTCTTGCAAGTAAAACGCCGTGCTTTTGTCTACCACCACGACCGCAGAGTTGCCGGGTACAGGTACTTGAAAAATAATCGGGTACGCCGTGCCGCCAGAAGGCGCAGACCCCTGAGCCACTGCACCATTGGTGTAAATAGAAACCGTGGCAGTAGCGGTAGTAGCTGTCACGTTTGCCGCCACCACGTTATCAATCTTGTTGACAATACCCGAGGCGGCTGCGTTAGCCAACAGCACCACCGCAGTGGTGCCGCTAGGCGTGTAATAGGTCGTGTTGCCGTAAATTGTGGTTACGTTGACTATGTTTGGATTTGCCATGCTTGTTCCTTAGTACCCAAAGATCATCGCCATTGCGATACTCTTGCCGGTGGTCACCCCGACCACCGAAGTTGTGATGACTAACGCTTCTACGATGTCTCCCGACGCACAAGCAATACCAAGGGTAAAACCCGTGCCGCTGGTAGCTGTGTAATCCGATGTGGCCAGCAAAACACCGTTTACATAGACTTGGAGATATCCCACCGCGTAGGTTACCGTGAATGCTGTCTGCCCCGCTGTAGCGGTAAAAGAGGTCCGAGTGTATGCGCTGCCACCTCCAGTAGCAGCAGACCAAGACGCCGTGGTGCCATTAGATGTCAGGACTTGGCCATTTGTTCCTATGGCAAGACGGGTCGCACTATTCGTCCCATTGCCTAGGATCAAGTCGCCTGTGCTAGTAATAGGCGACAGCGCGTTGAACGCTGCTGAAGCAGTTGTCTGCCCGGTGCCTCCGTTGGCGATAGGCAACGCCGTGCCAGAGTAGGTAAGCGCAAGCGTTCCTGATGTAGTGACCGGCGACCCGGTAACGGTAAACAAAGCCGGTGCAGAAAGCTCGACAGAGGTAACCGTTCCGCCACCGCCACCACCACCGGTGGAGTTAATTGTTTGATTTGGCCAAGTGCCCGTGATGGTCACATTCGTACCCGCCACAAGCGCAGGCGTTGCTGTGCCTGTACCACCGTTGGCTATCGCTAACTGCCCGGAAGTTATCTGCGAAGCAGCGATATTAATAGCCGTGTTGGTTACGCTGGTGACTTGCCCTTGCGCATTGGTCACAACTACCGGCACTTGAGTTGCCGAGCCATAGGTGCCCGCCGTGCCGATATTGGTGATCGAGAACTGGTTGGATATTAGGCTTAACCCTGTACCAGCCGTGTATGTCTGAACCGCAGCAAACTGGATAAATGCTATGGACGTTGTGCCGACAGTGATCGGCAAAAGCGTTTGCTGGACCCAAGAGGTATTGGCATTCGCAGTGCCAGATAGCACCAAAAGCAGATCGCCTGCATCTATTTCGTTTGTGCCAGTGCCGCTGGTGTCGTAGTCAGTGGCGCGGGTTAGGACATACGCGACGCCAGCCGTGCCAGCAGTGGTCAGTGTGTAAACGCCATTAAACGCCGCGCTAGGTAACACGTTGCTGACATACGCGCCAGTTTCGTTCTTTATAAGGATACGCTTGCCGACATCCCCAGAAGTGAATGTGTACCCGTCGATAGTTAGCGTGCCAACTGCAACAGCAGTTATCGTTGCCCCTACTCCGCTCGCGCCGTTGTTGTACGTGTACGCCGCCGATAAAGCCGCCGTTGTTGCGTAGTTACAAGCCGCATGGAAGTTGACACCGCTGGCAATGCTATCGGCGTAAGACTTATTGACTATGTCGTCGCTTGACGTTGGGGCCGTGGTAATCGTGCCTGTTGTCAAAGTCACCGAAGTAATGTCGGTGTTCGCGCCACTTTTAGCCGCGCTAAGGTTAGCCCTAGCAGTTGCTGCGACGGTAGCCCCAGTGCCGCCGTTGGCCACCGCGACTGTACCGGTCACGTTAGAAGCTGTGCCGGTAGTGTTTTGGTTTAAGGTGGGCACATCCCCCGCAACAATAGCCGCAAGGACCGCATCCGTGCCATTAGAGCGCAGGTAGTACCCCGAGGTCTGCGTGCCCGTCAACGCGGTGATGGCCGCGCTAGCGGTTGTTTGCCCAGTGCCGCCATTGGCAATCGGCAAGGCGGTGCCAGAGTAGCTGATCGCCAGCGTGCCCGTCGTGGTAACCGGGCTACCGGAGACGGACAAGAAGGCGGGGACTGAAGCAGCCACGGATGTAACCGTGCCGCCTGATCCCGTGGCCGATAACGTGCCGCCAGCAAAGGAAACGCCAGAACCTATGGCCACATTGCTAAATCCGCCGGTGCCGTTGCCGTACAGGATCGACGTGCCGCTGGTGGCGGGGGCATAGTCTGTGCCGGATATCGCTGCCGAGATAGCCGTTCCGTTGCCTTTCAAAAGCCCAGAAACTGACGTTGAGAGTGATATGGCTGGGGTAGTGGTGCTGTTTGCTACCGTCCCCGCAAAACCGTTTATGGCAACTACTGATACGCTAGAAACAGTCCCAGAATTAGTCGCGTTAATTGTTTGGTTGGGCCAAGCGCCGGTTATGTTTACATTGGTTCCGGCCACCAGCGCGGGTGTACTTGTCCCAGTACCGCCGCTTGTGACGTTAAGTGTGCCGCCCAGCACTATGGGCCCCGTGGTTGCGCTAGAGGGGGTCAACCCGGTTGATCCTGCACTGAAGCTAGTTACCGCGTTACCGGCAACAATGGCACCCCAACCAGTGGTGGTATATCCCTCAAAAACCAATAAGTCGGTGTTGTACCGCAGCGTTCCAACTCCGGCAGAAACAGACCTACTTGCAGTCGGCCCCACGGGCACAGTCAAACCCGCCGCTCCCGGCACAACAGGATTATTGGCCAAACTAATCGTGGGGTTGTTGGCGCCATCACCATCGGTGACCGCAATTTGGTTGGCGGTCCCAGTGATCGTGCGGTTGGCGATGACTGTGCCGCCTATAAGGGCCAGCATGCCGGTTCCGGTCGAACTGGCGATGGCAGCGGCCACGCCGGTCAATTGGAAGGTTGGATTGTTAGCCACGCCATCGCCATCGGTGACTGATAGGCCCGCTCCACTGGTGGCCAAAGCGCGCGCCGCAAAAGTGCTTGTGCTTGTTTTTGCGACAATCCCAGTGCCTAGGGTATTTAAGTTGGGCAATCCGCCCGTCAAATTAACTTGCAGCGTGCCCTGCGGTCCGCTATCAGCCAGACTGAGCCCGGTGCCAACCGTTAAAGCGCGGCTGTTGGGCAGCGTAGGCTCGTTGTTGGCCGTCAGGAAGCTCTGCGTTTGAACGGGTGATCCGGCCAACGCAGCGGTCGTGGTCTGCACCGTAACCCCGTTTTGGACGATAGGCACTGCTTCCGTCCCAGTAATCGTCAGGGCGTGAGGCAGCTCGGTGATGGTTACGTTGATAGACATATTTGGGCCTACGGGGACAACCCGCTGTTGTTGCCGTTGTTCTCCGGCGTGTTCGTATTCTGCTCGGTGCTGATAATGTAATCGCCACCCGGGTTGGTCACCAGATTATCGTCCGTCACCGCTACGCTCACATCAGGGCGAGGGAAGCGGATCGTGATGCGCTCAGTTTGACGAGCAGCCAACCGGTAGGGGTCGATCTGGTCCGCGCAGCCTTGATCGCATACCAGCAAGCCGGGGAAGTTGGGGTCGTTGCGCGCCGTTGAGTGCGCGCGCTTCATCTTGCACCGGTCGCATACGAAGATCGCAATGTCGGAGCCGCCACGGGTGTCAAGGAACCGGGGCATGGCAGCTACCTTGAGTAAACGGAAATATTCGGGCTCAACATGATCGGCGACTTGTCGCGCTCTTCTTGCTCGGCCATTTGGAAGTATTTTTCCGCTTGGCCTTCAAGGTATTGGATGCGCGCCAATTCCACGCCGGGCAGCTCTTGCGCCATCTGGTGGCCAAGCATGTTTTGGATGGCCATGAGCCAGCGATCAGGGATGGCCAACTGGCCACTCAAAGTGCCCACGTCTTGCACATAGGCTGAGTACCAGACCGTCATCTGCACAAACGGGTCCGAAGGCGTTGGCCAAAGCGTGATGGTGGCTTGCGGGATTGTGCGGTTAAGCCAGAACTGGAACGGCTGGTTGGCCGTAAAGTTCTTGTTGGGCAAGTTGGTGTAATCGTCGCGGTTGAGCCGAGACATGGTGATCTCGGTGGAGTTGTTGCCCACGTAAAACTCGGCCACGCTCAAAGTGCCGCCGCCAGTCTCGCGCATGCGGTAATACTGCGCCGTTACGCCCGGATCAATGTCATACCAAAGCCACTGGCCACTTACCCATGTGGTTACGCCCGTGTCGTACAGGGTGTTCCACGTGGAACCATCATTGGACCATTCCAGCAAGATGTGGAATGAGCCCGAGGTGGCGGGCAAGATACCGATTGATCCGGCGTAGATCGAGTTATTGGTGCCGTAGTTGATGCCAATATAGCCATTGGGCGATGTTTGGGTATCCACCGTGGAGATATTGTTGTCAAAAGCGAGTTCAGCGTTACCAGACGAGGCGAAGTATCCACTGGGCGAGCTTGGGGTCGGGCGGTTTAACTTGCGATAGAGCGCGTTTAATACGTCGTTGCCACCCACGGGTAGCAGGTACTCGTATTGGTCAGGATTGAGGCCAATTACGGTCTTTTTGATGGCGAAATACTGGATGCCTTGGTTGATCAGGTTGCTCAGAATGTAGAACAGCGACTCCTTGGCCGCTTGCACCTGTTCAACCGTCAATTCCTCAGCCAGTTTCCCAGCACGCCGCGCCCCATGGTCGATGAGTTTTTGGACCGTGATAACGGTCTGTCCGACAGTGCCTGAGTAAGCCATGATTTACCAATTGCTGTTTTTCTTGCTAGGGGTGTGAGTAGACACTCGACCGCTACCAAGGTTAATACGCCCGCCTTTATCGGTGTATTTTTTAACGGCGCCGCCTTTTTTGTAATAAAAATGTGATGGCGTCTGAGGCTCAGTTGGAGAAAGCGTAGGCGTAAACTTAGGCTCTGGCGCAACAATCTTAGGCTGCACAGGTTTAGGCGGCTCAACAGGCTTAGGTGGCACAGGTGGCACAACAGGCTTAGGCTGCACAACAGGCACAAACTTAGGCTCTGGCGCAACAATCTTAGGCTGCACAGGTTTAGGCGGCTCAACAGGCTTAGGTGGCACAACAGGCTTAGGCGCAACAGGTGGCACAACAGGCTTTGTTATTGGTTTTGGCGATGGGGTGGTCATGATTTGCTCCTTACCAAGTAGGTGATTTTGAGGATTTGGTGACGCTTGACACGCGACGGGTGGTGACGTGCCCGCCTTTTTTGTACCGTGGCGCCATTTGCAGCCCTGTAGAAGCCGCGTTGATAGCCTGTTGCGTTGGGTCTTGATTTTGGTTTGCCGCGCCATCAGTCACGCCGCTGCCACCGTAACTAAGCGCCGGGGCTGCGCTAGGGGCGCTGGAGTTGTCTCCGGGCGGCGCGGTGAACTTGGACGCGGCGCCCACCACATCAGAGAGTGCGCCACCGTTTGCAAATTTTTTGACCTTGGCCATGTTCGTTCCTTACCAGCCGGGACAGTTCCAGCGTTGCATTGATGCCCTTGCACGGCTACCGGTTTCGCTTTTCTCAGCGACCGAGCCCATGCGGGCACAGAAAGAATCGCGCCTTGCGCCACCCTTGGGCTGTGGAGCCTTCAGATGCGATCCGGTTTCCCGATTGTACTTGGCGCGTCCCTTTTCGGTAAGCCCCGCGCCCTGTTTTGCAGGAAGTTTTTCGCCACGGCCAATGGCCAGCGATACGCCGCCTTTTTTCATCTTGGCCGTCTTGGCGGACTCTTTGAACGCCGCAGCAGTTGGAGCGCCTTTGCTGCCGGGCTTGCGCATCTTTTCACCAGAGCCGTGCGCGATGCGCTCCTGCTTGGCGTGGATGTTGGCGTACAGACCGCCCTCTTTCATGCCCTTGTCGGCCTTCACAAATTCCTTGCCCACGCTCTGGGGCACGCCACCAAAGCCGCCCTTGGTGTGAGCGGCGGCTTCCATCAAACGGTGCTGGGCGGGTGATTTACTAGGCATTTTTAACTCCCATCATACGGTCGAGCTTCTCGCCCAACTTGTCGATCCGGTCTAAAACGCGATTGATGTCCGCATGGACCTCTGCCTTGGTGACGTACTCCTTGGCCACTTCCTCACGGGTGCGATTGAGCAAGATAGTGACGCGCTGAAGCTCAGCGGCCTTTTCCCGCAGAATCCATCCAAGCACCGAGGTAACCATGGTCAACGCAGCGATCCATATAGAACTCAGGTCCATGATTAAGCGTAGGTTTTAACCATCTCTAAAACAACGGTGTACGTATCACCTGCACTCGCATCAGCGGTACTAAAAACAATGTTTCCGTTTTTACCAGCGCCCGAGTTGTTTGTAATACCACCAAAGCCGCTGAAATCGTTCATGTAATTAGTATTGATCGTAGTCATAAAAAACGGCACATCCGTTGAGGCGTCCCAATACATGCGCACTTCCATACCGTGGCATACCGAGGTAATTTTGTTCACGATAACGCCAGTGCAAGCCTTACCGGAACTGCTACTGGTTAAGGTGGATACATTGACCTTGGTCACAGCAGTTTCGCCCGTGCCGTCGCTAATGTTGGTGAATTTCATAATAGCCACGCGCTCGCCGTCTAACAGCGTCTGGCTTGTAACTGCATCTGCCATATCTATCTCCAATTAAAAAGCGGGGGCCGAAGCCCCCACTTTACTAGCACTTGGCTCGTCCGCCGCCTTTGCGGGCCATGGGCGGGTTTACAAACCCACGACCTGCTCCGGCAGGAGAAGTACGCTTTTTGCCCAGTAAACGCATTACAGCGTTCATTGCGTCAGACGGAGCACTGCGGATGGTATTAGCCATCGACATATCATCCCCGCTTGGCTCAATGGCTTTGTCATACCTGCCGCCGCTCATATCGCGCATTGGCATCTGCTGATCATCCATGCTACCGCCAATGGCTTTGCGCATGACCTTGCCACCTTTTTTGAAGGTGCCTGATTGCGCAGTATTGCTCACCGGTTTGGACACCGGTTTGCGAGGCATTGCTACGGCGTGGCCAGTGTCGTTAACACTGCCCCCCGTAGCGAAGTGCTTTTTTGCAGCACCGCCCTTTTTAAAGCCGCCAGCGTTGGCTTCCTTGACTTCACCTGTGGTGGTGTTGGACTTGCCGGGCTTGGCAGTATCAGCCGGGCGATTTTCCCAGTTGGTAGAGCCGCCGTCTTTGAAGCCGCCAGAGTTGGACATGCGCACGCCGCCAGTACCATGGGCACTGTCTTTCTTGTCGCCGTCCACTACCTTTGTCTTCACAAACTTGCCAGCATTGCCTTCAATGGTGCCGCCGGTTTTGTAACCAGCAGCTTTACCCATCTTGACATCACCAGTACCGTGTGCCTTGTCGGTTTTGTCGCCGTCAACCACTTTGGTTGTGCCGCCTTTTTTCAGCTTCAGCTTGGTGCCCTTGCCGCCTTCGTGCTCTTGCATGTCGTGCTGCTTAAAAGCCTTTTTGACCATAGCTTTGTCTTGAGCCATGTCACCAGCCTTGCCGCCCTTCTTCATCAGAGGAGCGGCCATAGCAGCGCGACGCGCCATCATAGAAGGTGCTTTGGGAGCGGCAGCCGGTGCAGAATACGCGGTGTCAGGCATGGTGTTCATGCCTTTAGAACGCATATTCTCAAAGCCGTACTCGCCGCCACGGTTCATGGCCACATGACCACCTTTTTTGAGTTTCAGGATCACTGATGGCTCGGTGGTCTCCATCTTTACCATTGGTTTGAATTGACCCATGATATAGCCTCTTAGACTTTCTGAGCATACACAACGTTCAGTACGTAAGTACCTTGCGTGGTGCTGATCGTGCCATTAGGGGCGATGGTGAAGTACACGCTGGTATTGGTGCCGATGTTTTGCATCGCCAACAATTGCGCCGCCGTAAACGTCAAAGTTGCGCGACCACCCGAAACGACGTTCGTTGCCGAGACGTACTGGGTGCCCGCAGCAGCCGTGCCGACTGTAGCGTTAATAGTGGTAGCCGTACCGCCGCCAACTACTTCATCCACAGTCTGGTCAACAAGTAAGTTGAGGATTTGTGAAGAAGCAGGAAGCGTAATGGAACCAGAAACCGCCGTACCTGCGGCCACAGTGGTCACCGTTATGTTCTGAGTCAGGACAACGTAGCCGCCATCCGTGGTGTCAGTCAACGTGCCCGAGCCCGTGCGCAGGGTAGAACCAATATAGGTTTGAGCCATAATTTTCTCCAGTTAAGAGGGGGGCTGTTAACCCCCCTACTTTTGTTTAGGCGCCGGGAGTACCGTACAACGCACGTGGGTCGGTGAAGCCGACATCGTAACGCTCGGTAGCCTTATAGCGCATGGAGTCGGTTTCAAAGTCACCTTCCATGGTCTTCTCCAGACGACGACGCATCAAGAGCTTCATGCCCTCGGGTGCATCAGTCTGGACCCACCAAGCGGTGGCACTGGTCAGACGGCTCAACACAGCAGCGCCCTCGTCCAACAAACCAATGGATTTCACTGGGTTGATGTCGTTGTTGGCGTTGCCGGTGCGCAAGACCGACTTGAGCAGCACTTCGGCTTGGAAGATGTTGCCCGGAGCAACCACCAATTGGCGGGGCACCAGACGAATCTTCTTACCGTTGTTGTCCACGGCCTGACGGACTTGGATCAACATTTGCTCAAGGGAGGTTTGCGATAGAACCGCAGCAGTAGCGAGCTGGTTGCTGAAAGTACCGTTCACGATGGGGTGAGCAGTATTAATCAGCGACACGCCATCGCCGCCGGGGTAGGCGCTGTTGAACGCTACGTTCAAGACGTT